CGATTAGCTATGGGCGGTACAGATAACATAGAAAAAAACGCAATAAACTTTATGTCAAGATATACTCCTGGTTCTTCTACCTGGTATTTACGTTTAGGTTTAGAAAGACTTGTTATAGATAAATTACATAAAATGGCTAATCCAAAATACGGACAATACTTTAGAAGAAAAGAATTAAACCAAAGAAGAAATTTCAATAATAAATATTGGTGGAGGCCAGGCAAAGACGTTCCTAGTAGACCGCCAAATATCAGTAATATCACACAAAAAAGGTAGTATTTTTTTGACAATTTTTTACAATAACCAAAAGGAACTAATTAGTTATGGCAGATTATAGTATTACAGCGGTTACAAGGCGGGCTGTCTTTTCTGGAAGTGCGGGAAGAGGTCCTTATTCATTTACGTTTCCCGTATTAGCGGAAACAGATTTAGCTGTTTATATAGACAGTACATTAAAAACAAGAACAACACATTGGACAGCTAGTATATCTTCAGCTAATGGTACGGGTTCAATAACTTTTGATTCTTCAGTAACAGCCCCAACTTCTAGTAATACTATAACAATAGTCGGTGCGAGAGCAATCGAAAGAACTACAGATTTTGTTACTGCTGGTGATTTATTAGCCTCTTCTTTAAATACAGAATTAGATAGCCAAACAATATTTAATCAACAAGTATCTGAAGATGCAGCCAGAGCAATTAAAGCGCCAGTATATGACCCAGCCAGTATAGATATGACATTACCAGCAAAAGCAGCTAGGGCTGGTAAAGTATTAACTTTTGATTCAAGCACGGGTAATCCAACTACTAGTATAGCAGCTACAGATGTTACAACAGTAGCGGGTATATCTTCAGACGTTACAACTGTATCTGGTATAGCAAGCAATGTAACTACGGTGGCTGGTATAGCAAGCAACGTAACAACTGTAGCTGGCAAGACTTCAGAAATTGATTCTGTTGCTGCAAAAGCAAGTTTACTAACAAGTGATTTTGTTTCTGATTTAAATACAGTAGCCGTAACAGATGTAATAAATGACCTAAATACCCTGGCAACATCAGATATAGTTTCCGATATAAATTTATTAGCAACAAGTGATGTTATTTCTGACCTTAATACTATTGCAGTAAGTGATGTTATTTCTGACCTTAATACTTTGGCAACATCAGATATAGTTTCTGATATAAATTTATTAGCAACAAGTGATGTGGTTTCTGATTTAAACCAATTAGCTACATCTGATTTTGTATCTGACCTTAATGCTTTAGAGGCAATAAAAGCTAACATAACTACGGTGGCTGGTATTAGCAGCAATGTAACTAGTGTGGCTGATAATACAACAAATATAAATGCTGTTAATAGTAACAGTTCAAATATAAATGCCGTTAATAGTAATAGCACAAATATAAATGCGGTGGCTGGAAACTCTACTAATATAGATGCGGTAGCTGGTAATGCTACAAACATAAATGCCGTTGCTGGTAATGCTACAAACATTAATACTGTAGCTGGCGCAAATACTAATATAGGAACGGTTGCAACTAATATAGCTGGTGTAAATAGTTTTGCTGATAGATATAGAGTCGATAGTTCAGACCCCTCTTCTTCTTTAGATGCTGGCGATTTAGCATTTAATACTTCTGCTAATGCTTTAAAATATTATGATGGTTCTTCCTGGCAAGCTATAGTAGCTGGCTCATTAACAGATGTAGTTCAAGATGGGACTCCTCAGCTTGGCGGAAACTTAGATGTTCAAACCAATTCTATTGTTTCTACTTCTAATAGAAATATAGCTATAACACCTAATGGTTCAGGTAAAGTCGTATTAGATGGATTAAGTATGCCAACAGCAGACGGTAATTCTGGAGAGGCTTTAGTAACAAATGGTTCTGGAACATTATCATTTAGTGAAGTAGCTGGTGGTGGAAATTACCTGGGAAATGATGGTGAAGTAGGAAGTGATGCTAACGATATAATTAGAGTTCATAGTAATACTTTAACTTATTCAGGAACTTTAACATTAGCTAGTACAGAAAATGGTTTAGTAGCTGGACCTATTGCTGTAGCTGGTTCAACTGTATTAGATGTTCAAGGAACTCTAGTCGTATTATAGGAGAATAAAATGGGTACATTAAAAGTAGATGATGTCATAGCAAGAAGTGGCAATGCTATGAATTTAGGAGTAAGTGGAGATACTATTACTGTTCCAAGTGGTGCTACAATATCTGTTCCTTCTGGAGCAACAATAAATGTAGCTGGAACTGCAACTGGATTAGTTAGTTCTAGTGATACTATTGCAGTAGCTAAAGGCGGTACTGGTGCAACGTCAGCAAGTGCAGCCAGGACGAATCTCGGCCTAGTCATAGGCACAGATATTCAATCCCACGATTCTGATACAGCTAAAACAGATGTTCAACAAACATTTACAAAAGCACAAATAGCATCAACATATACTGGTACTGGATTAACTTTAGACTTTGACACATATCAGAATTTTATAATTACATTAGCTGCTGGCGCTAATTCTTTAGCAAATCCGTCAACTGAAGCAAGTCAAGTAGGGCAAACTGGTTGGATAATATTTATTCAGCCTTCTTCTGGAAGTGCAGCAACTCTTACTTTAGGCTCTGATTACGAAAGCCCAGCTGGTGGTGGAATAGCTTTAACTGGTACTAATTCAAAATATGATGTTGTGGGGTATGTTGTAAAGGCAGATAATTCTGTACTTCTTTTAGCTCCTCAAGCAGATTTTAGTTAGGAAAAAATATGATAAGTAACGGAGGAATATTTGGAGCATCAGCATCAGGGTCATCTTTTATAGATGCTGGAGTATATGCAGATGATTCTGACGGTTATGGTCATGCTCCTATTGCAGAAACTTATTGGATAAGAATGGCTGTAAGTTTTTGGTATAGAAATGATTATGCCAATACAACTGGAACTTTTTTATATGGCGGTTATCATGGAAGTCAAGACCATGGAGCAGTTTTTATTGGTGGAGATGGATATGTTTATTTCCAAACTAAATATAACAATAGTCATTATCATAATTTAAAAAGTAGTAGTTTAAGTACAGCACAAAGAGCAACTAATACATGGCATCATTTTCATATGCGTTTACCTTCTAGTGGAAACTTAACAGTTCACATAGATGGTACACAAATGATAAGTAATACTGTTAGTGATTATACAGATATGTTTGGAAGGTATCATGGGTATTTACCAAATCCAGGCAGTTATCCTATAAGTAGTTTAAGTGGTGGGCCTTCATGGAGTTTTAAAGGTTGTACTTATATGGCACAACTTGTTTATTCAGATGGTAGTAGCCCACATTCAGTAACAGATGTTTTAGATACAAGTGATGGTACACCAATAGATGTTCAAGATATAGATGGTTCTGGAACAGATTTAGCAACAGATTATGCTGGTGCTGATACTGGTAGAGGTTTTTGGCTATTTGGTGCTAATGGTACTACATCAAGTTTAACACATAACTCAGCTACAGATGGTGGTGGAGATTCTGGATTTACAATGGATTCAGATTACGTTTTAACATCAGACACAAATATATTTCCAGTAACGGGCATAACAACATAGGAGTAAAATTATGGCATGGCAATTAGACGGCTCAGACGTAGATACAAGCAAAGGATTTAAGTATTCAGATGGAAGAACATCTCCTAGAAATTGGTTTAACGTTTGGAATGACGACACTAAAAAAGCACAAGGGCTAAAGTGGAAAGAAGAAACACCGCCTAGCAAAACTGCTGAACAAAAACTACAAGAACTTAGGTGGCAAAGAAATTATTTGTTAGCAGATACAGATTATTATGCTTTATCAGATGTAACTATGTCTGACGATATGAAAGCTTACCGACAAAAATTAAGAGATATAACAAAAACATATCAAGCAATGGATGAATCTGGTTTTGCCTGGCCTACAAAACCATAAGGAGTAAATAAATGAGTGAAGTAAAAGTAGATAAAATATCTCCAGCGGATGGTTCAGCTAATACCACACAAATAAGTGATAGCGGTGATACAATATCATTACCTAGCGGAGTTACTCTTACAGTAGCTAGTGGACTAGGAGCAGCAAGTGGCGGTACTGGATTAACTAGTTTTACTGCTGGTGATTTATTATATGCTACTGGTTCTACTACATTAGTAAAGTTAGCTAAAGGTACTGCTGGTCAAACTTTACAAATGAATGGTGGTGCAACTGCTCCTTTTTGGGTTACTGTTTCTACCCCTCCAGCAACAGACTTAAATCCTCTTACTAAATCAATAGCTATACTAGCTTTAAGAGATAGTGTTACTGAAAATTTAAATGCTTACAATCTTAATAATAGTTTTATAGATACGTTTCAAGATTCATCTGGTATTGGTACAGCTACTAATACTGCAAGACAAGCTGGTGAATTTGTTAAATGTACTCCTACTTATGGTTCAGCAGTTTATTATAGACCACACCTTACTGGTCAAGAGAATGGTGCATCTTTAAATTATTAGGAAATAAAATGAAATGCCTTATAACATTATTAATATTTTTATTTTCTTTCCAGGCATTCTCGCAAACTAATACTACTAGTTCTACTGTTACGGGTACAAATACTGTAACAAGCAAATCCCCTTCTACTGCTAATGCTCCTAGTTTCTCAGTAATGAATCAAACAGTATGTTCATTTGGAGTAAGCGGAGCAATACAAACAAACATCTTTGGTATAGCTGGGGCTAAGAGTTATAGAGATTTAAATTGTGAGAGGATTCTTCTTTCCCGCCAGTTAGCGAGTCTTGGTTTAAAGGTGGCAGCCGTGGCACTTTTGGCGCAAGACCCCAGGGTACATGCTGCCATGATTCAAGCTGGAACTTATCCTCCGATAGATGGCGAAATTGGAATTAAGGCAAAAGAGATATGGGATGAGTTTCCTGAAAGAGCGCCTAACTATGATGGCGAAAAACATTCAATTAGAAATGAGGAGAGTTTAACAGATGAAGAGATTGGTGTTGGTGTATTTAGTCTTGGTTCTTTGTTATGGTTATTGCTCCTTTAGTCTAGCGCAAATGTTAGAACCAGGAACAACTGTAACAAGTGAAATTGTAGGCGAAGAAGTTACAGATACTACTACTGTTATTACTAATGAAACTACTGGTAATATTCTTGGACCAGGTGGAACTGGTATTGTTGCTCCAAGGTATGAATCAGATATGGACCAGGATTGGGGAGGAATTGGAAGTGCTAGTATGCCTAACTGTAATTCTATATTTGGAACTGGTACATGCGGTAAAGGAACAAGTAATACTCATACTACCTTTCAGCAATATGTAGATGTTTCTCAATTTCATATAAAAGAAGGTGGCGCTTTAGCCTGGGATTTAGACTTTTATCATTCTCAAACAAACACTACGGGTTACATAGAGTCTAAAGGATGGGACTCTAATAATATATTACAATGGGAAACGGGCAGAGTTTCATTAGCATACAATAATGCTGCAACAAATTATTCAGGAACTTATGATTTTGCTGGAGAACTATCTAAAGTTTTTATTTCTGTAGGCGGTGCTAAGAATTATTATTTTGATAATTATAATTATGTTCTTAATTACAATACTATTACGACAACTACAGATACCTGGTTTGATATTGTTGAACCATTAGAATCAATAACAAATAATTTTATTATAGAAATTGAAGAGCCAGAAATTGTAGATGTTGCTATAGATACTTCCACTATCTCAACGGGCATACCTATATTTAATCCAGTATCAACAGACCCAGGCATTCCAGAAATTGAAGTAATAGAAATACCCCAGCCTTTAGAAGTAATAGATATTCCAGAACAATACGAAGAAATAATTGTTGAGGTCGATACATTCGTAAATGAAGTAACTGGAGGTGGCTCGCCTGAGCAGCCTGAAATAGAAGTTTCTGCTCCAGATACTCCAGAAATTGTAGAATTAGACCCTGGACCAGAAAATCAACCGCCAGAAATGGGGGTAGAATCAACGAAAGAGGAGGCTGAGGTAGTAGATGTACCCACAAAAACAGAAGATTCTCAGGAAGAATCACAGCCCCAGGAAATAGAAACAGTAGAAAAAGAGCCTGAAACTAAAGAAGTAGCTGCTGAATCTGAGGCAAAAGAAGAGCCCGCAGCAGAAAAGGAGGCTGCTGCCGAAAAAGAAACTGCTGCTAAAGAAGAGTCTAAAGAAAAAACTGTCGCTGAAAAGAAACAAGAGAAAGCAGAAAAAATTATAAATAGTTTTGATAGCCCTTACCAGGATATAGCGGGACTAGTAACACTTAGAATTATGGATGCCCTTAGTGCAGACTTAACTGTGTATCAAAATCAAACTCTTGAAGATGTTACCTGGTATGCACAACAAGAATTTTACCAGGATAATTATATACCAGACCCATACGGCAATTACATATCAGTTCGTAGTTCCCTGGATATGGAAGAAATGATTGGAAGTCAATATGTCAGAGATTGAAGTAGCGGGAATAAAATTTAAAGGCGGTAAGATTGTAATTATCTTAACAGCATTAGGGTCTATAGGTACTGCGCTCTGGTCGGGATTTGTTTTTTACCAGGATTATTTAAATCTAGTAGACAAGGTAAAAAACTTTGAGGCGCCTGACCTAAGTCATTTCCAGGAACAGCTATCTGTAACAGAAGAAAAAATAAATTCATTAACTCTCCAGGTAAATGAGAAATTAGATTCTTTAGAGCAACGGGTAGATGTCAATATAAAATCTATCAATGTAGAACTAAGAACTATTAATGAATTGGTCCAGGCTGCTGCTAAAGATGCCAGGCAAGTTCGTAATGATTTAAGAGCCGATATGTTACTAGTAGAAAAACAAATAAGCGAAGTGGATAAGAGGTCCAGGGACAATGTAAAAGATACAGCTGCCTCTATCCGTAATAATGAATCAACAATTCGTAGCCTAATTAATGAGGCTGAAACCAGGTTTGGTGAGAAAAGAAATCTCATTGAGCAAGACTCTTCACGAAGAGCGGAGTCTTTTAGCAAACTCTTAACTGATTTGGAAAATCG